AAATATAAAGAAGAAAAAAAATTATAGAAAGTGTGTGATTTTTATGTTATCTTCAAGAGGAGAAGTAAAAATACATGAAATTCTTCAGAAACACGGTTTGCGCTTTATCGAAGAGTATAGTATAGATGGATTAAATAGTTCCAATGGAAAACCTTTGCGGTTTGACTTTGCTGTGCTTGATGATGATGGAAATTTAGATTTTTTAATTGAGTATTAGGGAATATAGCATTATGAACCGAACTCTCGCTATGGCGGGAAGAAAGGTTTTTATAGATAGCAATATAATGATAATCAAAAAAGACGTTTCTGTAAAATTCATGATATTACCCTTATTGAAATTCCATACACTGACGAACATTTGATTTCTTATGATTATATCATGTCCAAAGCTGGATATTGAAAGGAGGAACGAAGTAGTCAATGACACAAGAGGAAATTCATGAAAAAGGGTTTAGCCTATATAATAAAATAAAAATTGGTACAAAAGAAATCGAAGATGCGATTTTAAACCTTGAATCTTTAAAAGCTGCTAGAAAAGAATCTTTTACTAAAGCAAAAATCTATGAAGCTATGGGTCGAGAAGATTTGGCGACTTGCAGAAGAATTTCTCGTTACTATTATAATACAAATGGTATATATAAAAGAGTTTGTAAATATTTTGCTTATTTATATAGATATGACTGGTATACAGTTCCAGAAATATATGATGATAAATATGCGGAAGAAGAAAAGAATAAAGATAAAATCTTGACAGATTTTTATAAAACTTTAAACTTTTTAGATAACTCTTATATTAAGTAGCTTTGCGGAAACATCGCTATGACCGCGATCGTAGATGGTGCTTACTATGGTTATAGAATTATGACCAAAGATCGTTTTATAATTCAAGATTTACCTGCTGACTATTGTCGTTCTAGGTATTCTGTAAACGGTTTACCAGTTGTTGAATTTGATATGAGCTTTTTTGACTCAATGTTTACAGATGTTACATATAGAATGAAAATATTAAATCTTTTCCCAAAAGAGTTTAGAAAAGGATATTTATTATATTTACAACATAAGCTTCCTGCGGACGAAGCAACCCAGGCCTATGGCAAATGGTTTACCTTGGATCCTGGCGCCAGCGTTAAATTTAGTCTTGGCGATAGGGATATGCCATTATTTATCAACGTCATTCCTGACTTGATAGATCTCGAAGCCGCAAAGGGATTAGATTTAAAAATGCAAATGCAGAAGTTATTAAAGATAATTGTTCAAAAACTTCCACTTGATAAAAATAGCGATTTAGTATTCGATGTGGATGAAGCAAAAGATTTACACGACAATGCTGTGGCGATGTTAAAGAATGCGCTTGGTGTTAACGTGTTAACAACATTTGCAGAAGTTGATGATATTGATGTATCAAATGACAGTGCATAGGCTTCATCAGACGCTCTTGAAAGAAATGAAAGAAGCGTTTATAATTCGTTTGGCGTTTCGCAGAATTTATTTAATGGCAGCGGCAATATTGCCTTAACAAACAGTATTTTGAACGATGAATCTTCAATGAGAACATTACTTTTCTCTTATAATGCTTTTTTAAATAGCGTATTAAAAGATATGAGAATAAGCAATCCGAAAAAATATAGTTTTAGATTTTATATGCTTGAAACAACTCAATACAATTATAAAGATCTATCTAAATTGTATAAAGAATAGACTTAGATTGGTTATTCTAAAATGCTTCCTTAGATTGCTCTTGGACATTCACAAAGTTCAATTCTTAATTCAATTAACTTTGAGAATAAAGTATTGTCACTGAGTTCAATTATGATTCCTCCGCTTATGTCTTCTGTTATGTCAGGTGTAGAAATTTTGAATCCAAAATCGGACAAAAAAGATGAATCCTCTACCTCTAAAAATGAAATAAATATAGAATAGACAAAAGAAGATTCTAGTGTGGGTCGTCCAGAAAAAGACGAAACAGAAAAAAGTGATAAAACACTAGCAAATGAATAGGCACTAGGATAAGGAGGATTAAAAATGGCGAAACATGAAAGTATTGCATTAGAAGATGCTCCTATCGAATTTATTCAAGTTACTTCTATAAATCCTTTTTTGGATGAGTGCTTAATTAAGGTTTGTTATGTTGATGACGAAAAAGCAAATAGAAATAGAACAATCATTTCGAAGGAGTTAGGGAGATCTCTTGCGGGAACCCTTCCCGGATCGCCTATTGTTGGCCATTATAATGAAGTTGAACAGGATTTTGAAGAACATAATCAAATCTTTGAAATCAAGAATGGTCAAATTTATATGTCTGAAAACACTAGACCGTATGGCTTTGTTCCTACAGATGCCAAGGTTTGGTTTTAGAAATTCATAGATGATGATGAAGTTGAAAGAGAATATCTTTGTACTACTGGATATCTTTGGACAGGCCAGTATCCAGAAGCAAAAAGAGTTATTCAATTTGGTAATAATTAGTCTATGAAATTAAATTCTGAATCAGTTAAAGGTACTTGGACAAAGAGTAAAAATGGTTCAGAGAAATTTTTCATAATAAATGAAGCAATTATCGAAAATTTATGTATTTTAGGAGAAGACGTTGAACCTTGCTTCGAAGGAAGCCAGATTACTAGCTACTCCTTTAATCCATAGTTTACATAGAGTTTTTATTCTATGATGGAAGAGATGCAAAAAATGATAAAAGGAGGGCCAATGCCAATGTTTGTTTCATATGCGGTTGATATTGGTGACTCTCTCTGGTGTGCAATTTATGACTACCTTTGGGATAAAGGTTTAGGAGACAAATATTGCGTATTTGGTCTTTACGAAGAGGGCGAATAGAAGTTTGCAGTTCTTCGTAATAGAACCAGCTTAGAACTGGTTAGACTCAATTTCTCTTTAACAGAAGAGAATGGATTTGTCCCTAACGATGAATTGCAACCCGTATCTATTTCTTTTGATCCTATGTTTGATCAGGCCGCTGTTGACGCTTTTGAAACTACCTTTAAGGCTTCTAAAGAAGAGGCAAAGAAATCTGCTGAACCTGAAGAAAAGCCAGAAGAGAATTATTCAGAAGAAAAGTGTCCGGAATGCGGAAAGCCGCTTTCTGAATGCACCTGTGACAAGGGCAAAGAAGAAGAGGAAGAAGAGGGTAAAAACAAATATTCAGCCATAGAAGAAGAACTTGCGGCTGCTAAGGCAGATGTTGAAGCTTTAACTGCAAAGTATTCAGCTTTAGAAGATGAAAAGAAAGGTCTTGAAAAGACTATTCAAACTCTTACCGAAGAAAATGCTTCTCTAAAGAAAGATAATGAAAGCTTAACTACTTTTAAGCTTGAGGTTGAAAAATCTCAAAAGCAAGCAATGATAGATAAATTCACAATGTTATCTGATACAGATAAGATTGATGTTATCGAAAACATTGATAAGTATTCTTTAGAAGATATCGAAGCAAAATTAAGTATTATTTGTGTACGCAACAGAGTACGTTTTGACGACGACTCTGATAATAAAGGCGAAGCTGGAATAACAACTTACAGCTTCTCTAACAACTAGGAATCCACTAATACAGCGCCTGATTGGTTAAAGTCTGTTAAAAATGTGGCCGACGAGTTAAAAATATAAAATATTAACATAGGAGGATAAGTTAGATGGCTAAAACTAGATTAAGTGCTGCCGCTTTTGTTGAACGTGGATATGGCCAAGTTGAGCCCAATCATCTTTCTGCTCAGAGAACCGGTCAGATTTATGCACAGCTTCCGGCAGCCGCTGATATTGATGTATTAGAGAATGGCCAGTATGTAAAGTACGACTATGAAAAAGGCGTAGTTGACTTCACAGGTCCTGGCGAATGGATGCTCGTTTACAACGAGATTAAATTATATAGAGATCATCTGGAAGATAATGATTTCGCAATGAAGAAGGGTGACTACCTTGCAAGAGTGTACTCCCCGGTTGATGGTGAAAATCCTGTTGCAGCTCACGCTCGTTTCTACGGCGCAGAAGGTAATGATGGACAGCCTCAGGAACCAGTTGCTATTATGGATCCACTGGAACCAAGTTCAACTGACGATCCGTTTATAATTGATCAGTTCACAAAACCGAAGTATATGCCTGAAGGCACAAGGATGGTTCCTCGTGTATTTAAGACAAATGTTGGTGATATTTACACAACCAACACAATAAAGGCTTCCTCTCTCGCAGTAGGACAGGACCTTATAATTGGCGCTGATGGATATCTTACAAAGGGCACAGGTGCTGCTGGTGACATCGTTTGGCGTGTTGTTAAAGTTTATACTCTTCCGGACCGTCAAAAGGCCGTTAAAATTATGAGAATTGCGTAAGAAGGAGGATTAAGACAATGTTAGATCGTGCTAATTTATTAACTTTAATGAAAACAGTGTCAAAAGCTAATCCATCCGCTTCTTACAGCTACAATGGTGAAACATATAGCTATGACGCTCTTAATGAAACTCTTCGTAGAGAACTGAATGAATATGCTGGCACATGGGCTCAGTATCGTGAGAACAAGCATTTCATCTTCTCCCTTATCGAAGAAACCCTCAATGACATTCTTCCGAAGAAGGTCCAAGAGGCTTATGGTATGTTTGCTGAAGTTAAAACATACAAACAGGGCGAAAAGCCTATCTTTAGACGTAAGATCGTTAGTTCTAGAATTCGTGCAAAACAGTTCATTACTAGAGTTGGTCTTGCAGGTGTTTATGAAGTGTTCAAGCTTGGTGGAGAAGAGAGCTTTGAAGTTCCTACCTCTGCTATAGGCGGTGCTGCTCAGATCGGATTCGAAGAATTCCTTGATGGTAGAGCAGACTGGGCAGAACTCGTTCAGATCGTTATGGAAGGCATGGATGAACTCATTTATGAGGAAATCGGTGCCGCTCTTAAAGCTTCTCTGAATCAGCTCCCGGGCAACAACTATCATGCTGCTCCTGGATTTGATGAAGATGCATTCGATCAGTTAATAAATATCGCTTCTGCATATGGCGAACCCGTTATTTATTGTACATATGAATTTGCAGTAAAAATGGTTCCGCAGGATGCTTGGAGATATACTGAAGGCATGAAGGCTGAACTTTGGAACAATGGTCGTCTGCTTGACTACAAGGGAAAGAAAGTTATAATTCTTCCTCAGGGATTCACAGATGAAACCAACTCTAAGAAAGTTGTTGATCCTGGTTATTGCTGGATTATCCCAGCTGGTGCGGGTGGAAATGATAAGCCGGTTAAGGTTGCATTCGAAGGCGATACTCTCGTTGACGAGTGGAAGAACCATGACTGGAGCCGTGAGATTCAGGTCTATAAGAAAGTCGGCGTTGTATGCATGATGACAAACAACATCTGCTGCTATGTTGATACAAAACTTAAGGGCCAGATGAACACATGGTACTTAACGAACCCTGATATTCAGAACACTGTTGTTGTAACAAACATTGAAGATGCTTCTGGTAACTGAGTTTAATTAAAACTTAATAAGTAAGGGGCAGAGTAATAAACTGCTCTGCCCCTTTTTATTTTTTTAAAGAGAAAAAGGAGTAAAAAAATTATGGCTATTAATCCAGATAAAATTTATAATGTTAAAAATCGTAGTGCTGGTACTGTATCTTATAGATTACCGGAACTTGGCGTAAGGCGAGTTTTTGCCGTAGGAGAAGTAAAGAGAATTAAATATTCCGAATTAGAGGCTCTGGCTTATATAGAGGGTGGTCGTAGACTTATGCTCGACTATTTACAGATTGAAGATCCAGAAGCCACAAGGGATCTTGGTATACCTACCGAAACAGAATATTGGATGTCTGAAGAACAAATTATTGACTTGTTACAGCATGGTAGCTATGAAGCTTTTCTTGATTGTCTTGATTTTGCACCTGATGGAGTAGTTGACTTAGTTAAGAAATATGCTATTTCACTTCCTCTTAATGATATGAAAAAGAGACAGGCAATTAAGGATAAAACTGGTTTTGATGTAACTCAAGCATTGAAGAATCTTGAGCCAGATGAAGAAAAGCCTCCAGTTAAAACTGCAGAAACAGCAAAGCAATCAGCATCTGAGCCTACAGCAGCACCTACTCGCAGAGTAACCAATACTAATTATAAAATTATAAACAAAAATTAAAAAATAAGAGGGGGTTGAAACAGATGGGAACAAAATTTTCCGCTGTCTATAATCATCTTCTTAATAATAAAATTACCGATGATATGTATTTGGAGTTAACTCCAGAAGATACAAGGCGAGATCTTTAGAATATGTTGATAGGTGTTTTACCAAATTTTGAATTTCCACGAAAAAATTTGATGAAGTATAATACCGCAATCAGGTCTGTGCCGGAAGCCAATGTAAAAGATGAGGATTTTGTAATCACAACGGATCCTGATTCTCGTCTTGCTATGATTGATAACTCATCATTCGAAGAAGAATTAACTCTTGAAGAGATTAATATCTTGGCGATTTTAATGATGGAGGCTTGGGTTTAGCGTCAAGTTAGTTCTATTGAAAATACTCGTATGAAATATACTGGTTCAGATTTTAAAATGACTTCTCAAGCAAATCACCTTTCTAAATTATTAAATTTATTGGGTGAGGTGCAAAGGCAGTCACATCATCTATAGAGACTTTATAAAAGACGTAGAGTAGACGATGATTCTGGCAAGTATAGATCTAACTGGGATATCTTTAGAAATGGCGTTTTTGACGATGAATAACAAATATGGTATAGAAATTTCTAAAGAAGCTTTTGATTCTTCTATTAATAGGTTAACTAATTAGCTTTGGAAATTAATTCCAATGAAAGAAAACGATGAAGATTGGCAAAAGCAGTTACAAACTTTAA